GGCGAGCTCACCGCCATACCCCAAGGGCTGCCTTCTTTATCCGCGTCGTTTGTCGTGGAAGAAGTTGGCCGGAATCATGGAGAACCGCGCCGACCGCTTCCGCATCCTTTATCAGCAAGAAGATGTTGACCCCGATGAGGTGCTGGTCCACCCGGACTGGATTTTTGGGCGCCACGGTTTTCCAGGTTGTCTCGACCGTGATCGCGATCGTCTCGACCCACCACCGGGAGCTGATCGCATGTTGAGTGTGGTGTCCTGTGACCCCTCACCGACGATGAACTGGGCGGTGGAGTGGTGGCTCTATAACGAGCTTTCCGACTTCCGCTACCTGGTCGATCTTCATCGTGGTCCGATGGATGCGCCGCAGTTTCTCGACTTCAATACGACGACCCAGCGCTTTGAGGGATTGATGCAGGAGTGGCAGCAAATGTCGATCCAGCTCAATATTCCGATTACGCACTGGGTGGTGGAGATCAACGCGGCGCAGCGCTTTTTGCTGCAGTATGACTTCGTCCATCGGTGGAAGGCGCATTGGGGTGTCGAGATTGTGCCGCACTCGACCCAGCGCAACAAGACCGACGCCGAGTTCGGTATCCAGACCATCGCTCCGTATTACCGCGACGGCAAAGTACGCTTGCCGGGCAAGGATGCGGGCATGGTGTGTTCCCATCGTTTGATTGACGAGGTGACTCGGTTTACGGGTAAAGCCACCGGGACCCGTAGTGATGACTGCATCATGGCGCATTGGTTTTTCGAGTGGCAGTTGCCGAACCTACGAGGCCGAGGTCGGGCGATGCCTCCTTCGTGGCGGCCTTCTTGGTTTGGGGAGATGGTTCATGCGTGACCCCAGAGAAATCCTCGACCGTTATCTATGGCGTCGGACGCACAGTTCCAAGTGGCGCCAGGGCGCTGAGACGGTGCGCCGGGTCTACAACTATGAGGAGGTCGTCCCGCTCCCCGAGATGGATGCGCTCGAAAAGCCCGCCATAGCCAACCTCTTGGCCACCGGCATCGACCAGAACTCCATGCGCATTGCCAGTCAGATGCCGACCATTGAATACCCCCCGTTGCGGCCCGGGATCACCAAGTCAGAAGACCTGGCCCGCCAGCGCATGTTGGCCAACCTGGCCTGGTGGGACATGAACGACATGCAACAGCTATTGCGCCAGCGGGCTCGTTTCCTTCTGGCCTATGGACAGTCTCTCGTCGTGGTGCGACCTATTTCACCGAAACTCTCAGACAAAAGGCAGATACCGTTCTGGCGCGTCTACAACCCGTTGGACTGTTATCTGCCTAAGCCTCAGTATCTCGGTGACCATGAGCCTGAGGACACCATCATCTGTCACCGCCAGTCTTTCGGATGGCTCCAGAACCGCTACCCCGACGCCGCTCGACGCATCAACAAACATCCCGGTGCCGACGCCAGTTATGAGATTCTTGAATACCTCGACCATGAAGACATCGTGCTCATGGCGGTCGGAGCTCCTCATGACGTGCCCGACGCCACGCCGCGTGGTTTCACCATCAACCAGTCCACCAGGGGCTCGCCGTATGAGGTGCTCGAAGCACAGGCCAATCGCATTGGGCTGTGCCCCGCGGTCAACGCTATGCGGATCACACTCGACCGCACGATGGGCATGTTCGAGTCGCTCCCTCCGATGTACAAGAAGCAGGCTGCCCTCGACGCGCTTGAATACATCTCTATTAAGAGAGGCATCTTCCCTGAGGAGTGGGCCGTCACCCATCCCACATCTCCGACTTCGGTGCGCATCGTCACTCCGGCCGACGCCCAGCGCGGCACGATCGGTGAGATCCAGGGTGGGCAAATCCAGACGGTACCCATACAACCGGGAGCACAGACCCCTCAAGCCATAGATCGGATTGAGCGTAACCAGCGGGTGACCTCAGGCATTCCGGCCGAGTGGGGTGGCGAATCGCCCACCAATATCCGCACGGCCAGGCGAGGGGCTGATGTGATTGCCTCCACTGTCGACATGCCCATTGGTGAGGCCCAGGATATTTTTGCCCGCTCACTTGAAGCCGAGAACATTCGCGCCATCGCCACCATGAAGGAGTTCCACGGTAATAAGGCCACCAGCTTTTATGTGGGCCGTACTGATCCGGAACCACCGCGCAAGGACTACACGCCCAAGATCGCGTTTGGTGAGACGGACTGGCACGTCGTCAAATATTCCATGCCCGGTTCTGATGCAGCGTCGATTCCTATTGAGCTCGGTCAACGTATCGGCACCCAAGAGATGTCACTGCAGACCGCTCGTGAGATCGACCCCATCATTGATGACCCCATTCGTGAGCGTAACCAAGTTGAGCTCGAAGCGCTCCGTCGCTCCATGCTCAGCGGTATCGAACAGCGCAGCGCTGCTGGGATGTTCGATCCGCTCAATATCGCCAAGATAGCGGCGATGAAGGCCGAGAACCCTGGCATGTTCATCGAAGACGCCATGATTGAGGTGGACAAGATGTTGGCCGCGCAACAGGCACAGGCGGCCCAGGCGCAACAGCAACAACCAGGCGCCGGGGGACCGGGAGGGCCTATGCTTGGCGCGGGTGGTCCTCCGACAGCGGGACCACCTGGCGCTGGACCCGGTGGCTTGGGAGCGGGACCACCATCAGCGTTGGCTGCGGCAGGCAATGCCGAAGGCAACCCGGCCCTTCCACAGCCACCGGGCCAGGCCGTCAATCCTCCGCCGGGATCGGCTCTGCACCTCCAACAAATCTTGACGTCATTGCGGAGGGGGGCCGCTCAAAGTCCAGCGGAACGGCAACTCACCGCACCCGGAGGCACCTGATGCCTTGGACCAGCGCTGATGTAGCCAAGAAAACCAAGAAGGCGACCTCGCCCAGCGCGAAACGTCAATGGGTCCATGTGGCCAACTCGGTGCTCAAAAGCACCGGGAATGAGGGCCGGGCGGTTCGTGAGGCTAATGCTGCAGTAGCGAAACGAAAGAAGAAGCGCTGATGCCACGCACCGGGAGAGGGGGCAGCCGCTCGGGCATGGGCACGCCGGGGCGGACCTACCCCAATCGCTCCGACGTTTTGGCCCCCCCACCAAACCAAGCGGCGCCCGGTCAAGAGTACGGCACCGCGGGCCAACAGGCCGAGTCGATGCGCCAGATTCCTATTGCGGCGCCGCCTACCGGGCCGCCCAGTGGTTTGGCCTTGGCTCCCTCAAGTGCGCCGAGTCCAGCGTTGACCCAGGGTCCTGCTGCTGGGCCAACTGGCTTGACGTCACTGGCCCAACCACCAGCGCCGACCCCGCCTGGTGCGGCGATGCCTGGTGAGTTGCCCTGGACCAATACCCCAACGCAGCGTCCCAACGAGCCGATCACCGCCGGCTTACCGACGGGTCCGGGTGCGGGTCCCGAAGCCTTGGTCAATGGGTGGGGCACGGGTCAAAGCGATGTGGCTCAACAGAGCGTGGGTAGCCTCATCACCGCGTTGGCTAATCAGCCGGGGGCCAGTTCGACCTTGCGTGGCCTGGCCCAGTTGGCTCAAGCCAATAAGGCGGGGTAATGGTCGACGGCAACACCTCAATCGTTGGGGGTCAAGTCGTCCAGCCTGGTCAAGCCGAATCGGTCAATCCCTCCGACATCGTTTCGACGCTTAGTAATAATGTCACGGCAGCTTCGCAGAATGGCCCAACGCTCTCACCGGGGACCGCGCTGGCTCTTGGTGCGAGTGGTGGTGATGTCGCGGGAAATGCCAATGCGGTAGCGGCGGGGCAGTATCACCATGCCATTGCCCAAGCTCATGACCAGGTGAACCAGGGTTCGGGTGGAATCTTGGGTGACATCTTGGGTGCGGTGCGCAAGGTGGCCCATCCCTTTGCGGTGGTGGCTCATGACACCGGGATTTCCACCGCGTTGAGTGATGCGGGCAAGGCGTTCAACTATCCGCTGTCCATTGCCCAGCATGAGTATCGCTATTTCCATGACGTGGAGGCTCGCTACGGCATGATGGCGGCGGTTGAAGAAGGTCTTGTTGTTGCCGGTGCGGCGGCGGCTACTACTGCAGCGACGGGTGGGAACATTGAGCTCGGTTTGCTCGGGGCCGAGGCGGCGGGGACGCTGTTGGGTCAGATTCAGCACCACCAGTCATGGATTGCGACGGCCAACGGCAACACCTACCGCGATCCCCATACCGGCGATGTGGTGTCCTTTGGTCGAGATATTGCCAACAAGCTCGGCGTAAAGGGCGGTGCCTTTGGCACCCTCAGTGGCGTCATCGACGGGATTGGTGACCTGAGCACCGACCCTTTGGCTCTCGGCGGCAAGGTAGTGGGCTTGGCCCGGAGTGCTGATGGGCTGGGGGGCATTCTCAAGAACACCTGGCACGGCTACGCCATGAACCCTGAGAACGTCGATCTGCTCTATAACTCCAAGGTGTACACCGGCTTTCGGCGGGCCGTCCACCAGATAGCGGGCATGGATTCAGGGCAGATTGTGAGCCATTCGGCGCAGTGGGCGCGATTCCTACCCATCGCTGATCGTCTCGGTAACGCCAAGACTGATGAGGATGTGCTCCAGGTTTTCCGTGAGGTGCTCAAGACCAAGCAGCTCCAGACGACTGACACCTTGCCTTCGTTGTCTTTTGTGACCAAGGCCACCAAGGGTGCTCGTGATATAGCGGCCAACTTCGACGGTACTTTGGCCAACAACGCTGTCTTTGGTCCGGCCCGGTGGATACGGCGTTTTGCCAATGTGCCCGGTGCTCGTTATGACCCTGAGCTCAAGAAGTTCACCGGGAATATCATCGACTTTGACTCCACCGACGGTGCGGTGGACCTGCATCGGATGCTGCGTTTTGCGCACACCAAGCAGGTGGCCGACGACACGGTGACCAGTTTCATTCATGCCGCCCCGGGTGATCGCAAGATGATCTTCCAGAACGCGGTCATGGACACGGTGGCTCGGGTGGGCATCCGTGACTTCGAGCGCAACATGAACAAGATCCCGCCAGGGCTCCGTGATGATCTCATGACCATGAAGCGGGCCAAGGTCTACACGCCCGAGGACTTCAACACCATTGCGGGCTATTGGGATTATCGCATGTCGATCATGCGCAATCAGTCCGTGATGAAGGACCTGAAAACTCACCTTGATGAGATCATGGGCAATGCCAATCCGGGTCAAGGTGGGGTCTATGGCATTCGTTTGAATGGCCAGGCGTCGAGGCCGGTGCTGGAGTTCAACGCCGATGGCACGGTGGCGCGTGAACACAATATGGCGATCCTGCAGAATCAGACCGGCAAGGGTGTGGTGCCGAGTTTTACTCAGGTCAAGCGCATGGCGGCCGAGTTGTCCGGGGCGTACAACTTTACCGGCAAACTTGATGATTTTGCCTATCACTCCATCACTCAAGGGTTCTTTAAACCTCTGGTGTTGTTGTCACTGAGCTATGCCAACCACATCGCTTTGGCCGAGCTCATCCCTAATATCTTTCGCCTTGGTCTGCGTCGGATGATTGCGGGCCAGTATTACGTCGCTTTGGGCAAGCTTGGTCACGCCGTTGGTGAGGCCAAAGATAATGAGCGTGAGATCAATGCTCTCACCGGGTTTTTGTACCGGATGTTCAACGGGATTCCCCATAACAATGACCATGCCCGGTGGGCGATTCAGATGGCCCAAATCACTGAGGCGCACATGGTGACGGCGGCGGTATCGACGGCAGATAACTGGTCCAAAGAGATCTCGACGAGTGCTCGGGTCGAGCATGGCTTTCGTAACTTTTTGTCGGCCACACCGATGAAGATGAAGCGTAGCGGCAAGGACTTCACCATTCTCAATAAGAGCGTGTTGGGTCGTGACGTGTATCTGGCCGACTGGCAGGCGGCGTTGCGTGAGCTGGCTCGTGATCCGTACCAACGTCTAGGTGCTCGTGAGTATCTCTCGCTCATGAAGCAGGCGGCGAAAAATCCTAAGATGCCCAAGCTGCCTCTCCCGGCTGCGGGTGCTGACTTGTGGTACCACGGCACCGCGACCCGCTGGAAGGACGACAAGCTCGACCCCTATTACGCCGGGTCCGGTGGCGGCATCAACTACCGGGGTCCGGGGTTGTACTTGACCAAAAACCGTGGTGTGGCGACCGACTATGTCAACAAGGACATTTTGGCCACCGATGAGGATCGTGGTGCCGAGCAGGCGGCGCATGATTTTGGTGAGGTGTTTCAGCCACCGGGGCGTGATCCTCACATCTATGCGCTTCGTTGGACGGCCGATCACCCACCGCATCTCTTAAATATGGACGAGGCGTTGCCCACCGATGTTCGTCTCTTCATGCACCAGTGGGTCAATGAGCATCTGGTAAAGGGTTTGCCCTCCGTCACCAACGACACCGAAGAAGTGGCTCGCATCATGGACCCGGTGCTCAAGGCACTCTCCGACAGAGAGGTCGATGCCGGTCAGGTCTATGAGGCGATTCAAACTGGGTTGCGGCATCTCTACACGGGTGATCGGGCTGAGGAACTGCCCGAGCTCATGGACTTGGCCCAAGAGCTCCATAATCGTTTTGGCTATGACGGTCTGAGTTACCGCGGTGGCCTGAACAACATCGGGGCGGGACCCGAGCATGACGTCATGGTGTTGTGGCCGGTGGCGCATGGTGATGTTAAGGCGGTCAAAGACAGCCAGGCTGCTCGGATGAACGCCAACCTCTCGCTCTCTGACCATGAACAGGCCATGCAAGAGCTGCGAGAGAACAAAGACGCCTTTCCGACTGACCGGCCTGATTCGGGCGATGAGCACGCTGATTTGGCTCACTGGCTCCACACCAATGGTGGGCCGCAGAACGCTCGGTATCTCTCCCCCGACACTCGCAAGATTCTTGCCGCGCATCAAGAGCCGGGGCAGCAGTTTACCGCTGAGGCTCTGCGTCGTCTCGAAGATGAGACCATTCCACGCTTGCAGGGCAAGGTGGGCCAGGCCGAGCAGAATATGGAGAACGCGGGGGCGGTCCCCCAGTTCCCTGTTGAGGTGGCCGACCATGCCTCGGTCAGCGATGAGCAGCGGGCCGCGGTGCAGCGCTGGATGGCTCGTCATGACGTGACGACCAAGGATGACGCCATTAACGGAGCGACCGAGAAGGTAGCCCAAGCGCTGCGTGAGCGCGGTGGGCGTGACCCCGATTGGGCCGGGACCTTTGGACGCTCGGGCAGGCGTTCCGAACGCAACCCAACGCCGGGCTCGGACGCCTATGACGACTGGGCACGCGAGATCATGGAGTCGTCTATTTACCATGCTCAGGATCGACCCGAGGTGCTCAATCACCTCGTCAACGGTCGAGCGCCGTCGATCAATACGCTCAAGGGTGTCCCCGAGGAGTATTGGCCAGAAATGGTTAAGGGCCGCACGGTGAATGTTTCGGCGTCCTCACGGGTGCAGCGCATCGCTGATCTTGGGTTCCGCAAGCTCATCAATCCCTACGTCAACACCATATCGAGGGCTCCCATTTTCATGGCTGAGTACCTGCGCACGATGGATCGCATGAAGCCCATGATCGACAGTGGGGTGATTGATGAAACCGAGGCGGTGCAGCGCTCACTCGATATCAGCTCGAATCGCATGATTCGTTTCATCCATAATCTCCATGACCGGACTCAGCTTTCTGAGACGGTGCGCAACTGGATGCCCTTCTATTTCGCCCAAGAGCAGGCGTATAAGAGGATGGGGCGTCTGCTCGTCGAAGATCCGGGGGCCGCTCGGCGCATGATGATGATGACGCTGGCGGTGGGTCAGATGGCGGCGCATCAGCACAACGCGCAGGGTCAGGGCTATTTTACTTTTCCTGGTGGGACATGGTTGGCTCGGGGTACGACCGAGGCGTTTGGGGCGATGGGCCTCGGCTTGGTCAATGTAGATGGTGGCGGCTTTGATACCTCACTGTCGTCGGCCAATGTGATCTTCCCGTTGTCCTCGGGATTCAAGCCTGATGTCAGCCCGATTGCTGCGCTCAGCGCTAAGGCGTTGCAGGGAGCTTTCCCCGAGCTCACACCCACCTTGGAAAAGGTGGTGGGTGGTCCGACTATGTCGAGTGGGCTTATTAGTCAGCTCATTCCCAATACCACGCTGAATCGGATTGTCACAGCAGCCCAGGGCATGAATGGAACGCCGGGTCGAGCCTTCGCCTCGTCGATGATGCAAGCCATGCAGCTGGCGGTGTACCAGCAGAACGTCGCCTATGAGAAGTGGGTCCAAGGTGGGCGCAGGGGTCCTGAGCCCGACATCGTGCCGACCCAGCAGCAGGCGGCTGATCCCCAAAAGATGCAGGACTTCATCAATCGCATCAAGAATCAGACGTTCATTTTGTACATGACCAATGCGGTGTTGGGGTTCTTCTCTCCCACCTCGCCTTCGGTGACCGTCAAAGACTTTGGTTTTCGGGCCGAGCTCAATAAGGACATCACCAAGGCAGGCTCGGTGGCCAAGGGCATGACCAACTTCTTGCTTAAGCACCCCGAAGCCACCCCCTACACCGTATTTCAGTCGGCCACTAAAGCGGGAGGGGCCATCCCTGAGTCGGTGCCCGGTGAGGCGTGGCTCAACGCCAACCGAACCGGCATCAGTCAGTATCCCAACGTCATGCCGTACATGCTTCCGAACCTGCCCAATGGGTACAGCCCGGCGGTCTACGACGAGCAGCTGGCCCAGGGTATTCGGATCAAGCGTGACCCGATGTCGGTTGGTGGGCCGAACTCGTTCATGACCCAGCTCTATGTGGCGGCGGGGAATCAGGTGTACTACCAGGCGGTGAAGCAGCACGAGGACAACATCAAGGCTATTGGCAATAACTCGATGGCCAAGGGCCGGGAGTACACGGCGTGGGACGACTATAAGAATCAGCTCCAGACTCAGGCGCCTGTTTGGGCGCAGTATGGGCCGTTGAGCAACTTCAAGGCCACCCAGATGCGAGAATCCATTACCCAGATACGCCAGATGGTGGCCAAAAACGCGGTTCCTAACACCCAGAATGGGCGGAATCTGGCCTCGCTCTTGGGTTATTTCGAGCAGGCTAACCAGCAGTATGTGGCGGCCTCAGAGACTTTTAACTACAACCACAATGAGACGCTGGTGACCGATGGTTGGAAATCCTATTTGAATACGGTGATACAGCAGCATCCCGAGTTGTCTTCTGCGATTCGGGCTATCTTCTTTGACGCAGTAGGGGCGGTACCACTCAATGGCTAATAACGCACCAACGCAGGGCGGGATCACTCCGTATGGGGGTCCGACCGCTACGCCGGGCACCGGCACCGTCACTCCGGCCACCCCAGGTGGACCCAATATAGGGACCCAGGGTATCAACTCGACGCCGAACTCGAAGCAGGGCAATATTTTCCTGAGCCCGGCGACGAACAATCCAAATCTGGCTCCTGAGCTTGACCCGACTATCGCCAACAAGGTCATTTCTATTTCGGGAGGTCTGGGGACCGGACAGATCATTAAGACCGATAAGGCGACCGAGGCCAATATCCAACAGGGTCTAGGTATTCGCCGCCTTCTTATGGCCTATCAGCATCTTTACAGTCCGACCGCGGAACTCAGTTCCGATGACGTAAAAGAGCTCAAGGGATTGGGTGATAAGCGCATTACTCGGTTTGTGAATGCCTATGTGCAGAATCAGGATCACATCACACCGGGTGATTTTTTGCGCAAGGGAGCACCTACGGGTGGGCCGGGTGTTCTGGGCCAACTGGAACAGGGCGTGACTGATGTGGGTCACTTCCTTACTACTGAGAGTCCCTTGGGTATGTTGACGACTCATCAGCCTGCGGTGCGGCGAGCGGTTGAGGGTGCGGTGGGCTATGAGCCGGGTCATCGTGGTCCGGTGACCAGAGCTGGGCTCAAGGCGACGGCTGATGCGATTCGTCGCAAGGCCGGATTCAGCGATCCGAAGGAACTCAAGTCAGTGGTCATGAGCGCGGTGGCCAAGAAGATCCCGGGTCTCAATCCGGCGGCTCTCTCCGATGCTTCGAGCGTGTGGAGTGTTCAGGTACCACAGGGTCTCGTGAGCAAATGGAACAACGTGGCGCCTAACCGCATGGGTGTGGGCATGACGTTCAACGATCTGTATACGCCTTTGCACGATCAAAACGGCCAAGTCGTTCCGGCCCCCATGACGCCGAGAGCGGCCCAGGCCAAGCAGCGTGACATTGTGAAAAACAAGGGCCAGATAGACATGGGGGCACAGTCGGCCGAGAACGCCTACCAGCAGCTGGTTAAGGCGTATCAAAATCCCAGTGACTCGGCCGGGATGGTGGCGGCGTTGCAGGGGGCTGGTCTCCTGCTCCAAGGTCCCAACGATTCAGCACCTACTCCGGCTCAGGTCTACGCCAGTTTGGCGACCGTGGTGACCACGGCAGCTAATACGGGCAAAACCATCCAGCAGGTAGTGAACGACAGCACCACCGAAGTCAACAACAACCCGAATCTGACGGCGGCAGGGATCTCCAATCAGGCGGCCGAGGTCAATGCCTATGCCGCCAACCTTGGGGTGAATCTGACCGAGGCGCAACGGACTGGGCTCATAGAGAAAGCGACGCAGAACAACTGGCAGCCCGATCAAATCTCTGATGCGGTGGCAGGTTATTTCAGCTATACGCCGGGCCAACAGCTGACGGGCCGGGCCGCTTCGATTTGGAGTGGTATGCAAGCGCTCCAACAGAACTACCTGCCTGGAGTACCGCTGTCGGAGACATCGTTGGGGGACTGGCTGACTCGATCTATCAAAGGTGTTGCCGGTACACAGGGCACGGTGAATCCACTTGATGCGGGGGGTGACGCGACGGGTACTTCGGCCGCGACGTCATCGTTTAAGCAGTGGATACAGAATCAAGCGGCGTCTATGTTCCCCACGCTGGCCCCTCAGATTGCTCAGGGTGTGTCCACCAAGACACTGATTGATCCTTATGCGAGTCAGCTGGCCATGTTGTTGGGCTATGGCAATGTGGGTGGGAGCGGTCAGCCTTCTCAGGCCAATGTTGCTGATGCGACTCAATCGCTCGGGATCAACTGGAGCGATCCAAAGTACAACCGCTTTCTGACGGGTGGGGTCAATCCTGAGACGGGCAAATCGGCACCGATGTCATTGGACCAGGCCCGTCAGATCATTATCACGGACCCGCAGTACAACTGGGGCAATACCTCAATGGCACAAAACCTGGCCGCTCATGTGGGTGACGAGATGCTCCAGACCTTTGGTTTCTATAAGCCCGGAGGGACTTGATGGCAGACATCAATACTGATCCCAACTCAATCGGTCTTTTCCTTGCCGCTGTTCGTAAGCATGAATCGGGTGGCAACTACACCGCGTACAACGCGGGGGGTGGCGCGTCGGGCGGCTATCAGTACATTCAATCGACCTGGACCTCAGAGGCCAATGCGGCTGGATATGGCCAGTACGCGGGAAAGCCCGCTTCATCAGCTCCACCCTCGGTCCAGGATGCGGTCGCCCAATATAACGCCTCCAATCTTTTTAAGGAATACGGCCGGTGGGATTACGCCGCCGAGGCGTGGTACTACCCGGCTTGGGCAGGGGTTGCGCAGTATCAGAACTCGGTGCCGTATCCCTCGGCGGGCAACACCGAGACGATTGGGGCATACGGCGCCGAGATTTTGAAGAGCATGGGGGGCATCCCGGCTGGCGGAGGGGTGAACGTCACACCTGTTGACTGGGCGGATTTGGCCAAGCTGCAGGCGGCAGGACTCACGCCTGCCGATGTCTATGCCCTCGGTGGGCAACAGGCCGGAGGAGGTACCAACATGGCGAACATGACCCAGGCTGATTGGCAAGCTCTTTACGCGGCAGGCCAGGTCCCTGGTGGCGCGCAGTATCTGACGGCGGCCTATGAGGCACAGAAGAATCAGCAGGCCACTGGAATAGCGCCGTCGGTGGCGACCGCAGGGAATGCACGGGCCATCATCAACGCCGCCCTTGCTGAGTTGGGGCCAGAGTTCAGTGGTGCTGATATGCAGAGTTGGGCCTATGGCGAGTTGACCAAGCTCACGGCTCAAGGCATGGATACCTCGACGATGGGCCAGCAGGTGGCTCTTGACGTGCAACAGACGCCTGAGTTTGCCAAGGCGTATCCGGGGATCATTGCTCTGCGTAATGCTGGGTTGCCACCGATGAGTGTGGCCGACTACCAGAGTTACACCACTTCGGTCATGCAGGCGGCAGCGGACGCGGGCCTTCCTAAAGGATTCATGTCTAAGACAGAAATAGGCCAGTTGGTGGCAAATCAAATCAGTCCGGCCGAGGTAACCCAGCGCATCAAGAACGGTTATGAGGCGGCAGCCTTTGCCAGCCCGCAGGTTATCACCGAGCTTGGCACCTATTTTCCTCAAATCTTTCCTGGTGGATTGCCTGTAGGCGCGTCAAACGCTGGAGGATTGGCAGGCAGCACGGGTCCTACCACGACTGGTGGGGTTCGTTATACCGCTGGAGGGGGCAACGCCATGACCATAGGCACAGGCACTCAAGGAGCGCTTGCTGCTTATTACCTGGACCCTGGCCGGGCTTACGACGTTCTTATCAATCAGCTGACCCAGGCCCAGATTGGGGCCGAGGGTGTGGAGACCGGCTTTGGCCAGATCAGCGCCGGTCAGGCGGCTCGTTTGCAGCAGGCGGGCATCACCGAGGCCGAAGCGAGGACCGACTTTGGCAAGATCAACAAGTTGCAGCCCCTTGAGACCCCGCTGCCTGGTGTCCCTGGTGGCACCATGAGCCAGCAGGATCTCATCAACTACGGGTTCTTCGGGGCCAATCCTCAGGAGCTGGAGAATGTCCAGGCCGTCCGCAAGGCCCCCTTCTCGGGTGGTGGTGGCTACGCCCAGACAGCCCGAGGGACCGTCGGTGCGGGTTATGCCTCGACCCAGGGCATCCAAGGGACCTAGTCGGTGTGCCATTCGAGCGCGGAGATTTTTGTGCGCGCTCAGGCCGAGGGGCTCCAATGGGCCAGGTCATTACTCGACGTCGGCTGTGCCACCGGCCCTGATTGGCGTCCTCTCTTTGGGGAACTCGACCGCTATGAGGGGGTGGACCGCCTCCCTGGACCTCGGGTCACGGTGGTCGGGGACTTTGAGGAGGGTCACCGCGAGCTGGGCCACTTTGACGTGGTGGTTTGTACCGAGACTCTTGAACACACCTTGCGGCCCTGGCGTCTGTTTCATCAGCTGGTTGCTTCCCTCCAACCCGGCGGCCATCTCATCGTTACGGTGCGGGGTTATGACGAGGAGGGCTGTGCTCCAGTGCATGGCCGAGATGAACATGGTGATTACTGGCGGGTAAGTGTGCCCGGGGTGCGGGCGCTCTTTGAGGACAATCTCTTAGAGCTCATTCGCATTGGTGAGGACCCAGACCCCCTTTGGCGTGGGGTGTTAGCGCACGGATACTTGACCTAGTTACCCCGCTGTGGTTCACTCGGCCTAGCGGTGAGCTACCGGCCCCAGGCGTGGGCGAGCTGATGGCCCGCATTCCCTCCGTGTGTCTCCCTCCGGGCCACATGCGTATTGAAACGGAGTGCCCTTATGCCTGACGCTGACGGTGACTACACCGACGAGGAACTCGGCCTGAACACAGATGTTGTCGAGACTCTTGACCCCAATCTGCGGGATGAAATCCGCAAGAGCCGGTCGAGACTACGAGAGGCAACGAAGTGGCAGGCGAGAGCCGAAGCCGCTGAACGACAAATAGCCGTCAGGGATGTCGGAATCGACACGACTTCCAAGCTGGGCCAGATGTTCATCAAGTCCTATGAGGGCGATTGGACACCTGAGGCCATCAAAGCCGAAGCCACAGACATTCCCGGCCTCCTTCCAGAGCCACCAGGCGAAGGGAACCAGCCCACCAATGACGAGCTGGACGCCTTACGACGTATGCAGAACGCAGCGAATGTGACTGGTTCGAGTGGCATGGATGTCCACTCTCAGTTGCAAAACGATTTGCGAACTGCGTCAACGTCGGAGGAAGTCATGCGACTCATTGAATCCGCCGACCCCGCCACCGGCATCTACCGGAAGGGGTTGCAATAACGCTCGCAAGGAAGTGAGTTATGCCTGACGCCTATACAACAACTTCGAGTATTGACACCGCCAAAACGGCGTATGACATGCTCGTTCGGTTCGCACTCCGACCGCAGCTTTATTTCGATGCGGTGGCTGATGTGCAGCCCACCCGTCAGTCAATGCCTGGTGCGGCCGTGGTCTTCACCATCATGAATGACCTGGCCCCGGCAACCGCGGTCCTCAATGAGTCCACCGACGTCAACGCCGTGGCACTCTCAGACTCGACGATCACGCTGACCTTGGCTGAGTTCGGTAACGCGGTCATCACGACCGCAGCCCTGCGTGGAGAGTCGTTCGTGGAGATCGACCCCATTGTGGCCAATGTCCTGGCGTATAACGCCGGGGTTTCCATCGACTCGGTGGCTCGCAACATCCTCCAAGCCGGGACCAATGTGAACTATTCGACTGGCACGGGTGTTGCACCTCCGGCCCGTAACCAGATCACCCCGACCAATACCATTGGTGCGGCTGACTGTCGTATTGCCCGAGGGTTCTTGGTCAAGCAGAACGTGCCTGAGGTGGGTAACGGCTATGTGGCTTATATCCACCCTGACCCGGCGGTGGACCTGCGAGCTCAGACGGGCTCGGCCTCGTGGCGTGACCCGCACACCTACAGCCAGCCTGCAGAGATTTGGGCTGGTGAGGTGGGGATGTTTGAAGGCATCCGCTTCATTGAGACCCCTCGTGCCCCCACCTTTGCCAACGCTGGTTCGTCCCCGACGACCACCACGGTCTACGGCACCCTGTTCATGGGTCGCCAGGCTCTGGCCAAGGCGCACTCCATCGTTGACGGCAATGGGCCGGTACCGCATACGGTGCCTGGTCCGGTGACTGACAAGCTGCGTCGTTTCGTGCCGTGGGGCTGGTACTGGCTCGGCCAGTACGGCATATACCGCCAACCGGCGATGCTGCGGGTTGAGTCGGCGTCGTCCATTGCCTTCAACCAGCCACCGATCGACACCTAATCGCCATGACGATGCCGCAAATCCTCACGTTGATGTACCCACAGTGTGCCAACTGTGGGTCCATCGACCTGGAGGCGGGTCTCGATACCCATCAGTGCTTCACCTGTGGGCGACTGACTCGTATTGACGGCACGCTCGTACCGCCTGACCCACAGTTCATCGTGAGTCAGACGGACGGGCCGTGGCGTACCAACATCGCAGAGGAGGTTGCCGATGGCGAAGCTGACGGCAGCGAAACGCAAGAACATCTCGAAGGGCAACATGGCGGTGCCGTCGAAGGGGACCAAGAAGGGGGGGGCGGTCTCGGGTAGTTACCCGATTCATGATCTTGCCCACGCCCGCAATGCTCTAGCCCGCTCCTCGGGCAAGCCCGTCGCAGGCCAGGTGCGGGCGAAGGTTTACGCTAAATATCCTCAGCTCAAAAAGAACGCAAAGGGGAAATGATGCCCCTCAACGGCTACCCAATCACTGGCGAGGGTGAAACGTGCAGTATGGAGATGGCAGCGCCGAATCCCGGGACTCCACTGCCTCTCCGTCCTGCACGCGCCGAAGCCAACGATGCCCATGCCTGGATGCAACCCACTGTTGTTCCTTCTAACTCTGATGGTGCTCCTAGTCCTGGCGAGGTCGGGGGAATCACTCCCGTAGGGCCACTGCCATGAGCGACAACGGAGGAGCCAAAGACCACAACGACACCCCGCTCAGTACCACCGAGCTCGGTCAACACAGCGGCACCCGTGACAACGTGATGCCGTCGATTCAGGGTCACAGTGCTCGGTCCAAACTGCGGGGTAAGGAAGCCAACACCGATGAGTCCAAGGGTGAGACGACACCGTTGAATCTGGTCGGTACCAAGGACGGTGAAGTCCCCGAATGTACATAGGAGAACGCCGTGGCTAAAGCGTCAACCGCTCAATCTGTACCGAATCCACAGATGGTCAATCCGCTGGAGGCTTTTGCGCCGCAACAGAACTCACCTGGGCAGATTCCTGGGAATCACCCCGACAGGATGCCCAAGATTGCAGTCGTTCATCCCCCTCCCAGCGTTCGGCATCACGGCTCTGGACCCGAAGGTACGGCACCTGCCATCCATGAGCACCGGGGTGGGCATCATGGCTGACTCCATGCACAGAGACTTGCCTGAGGTCTCAGGTGGTCAGGATGAGCCAGGTCATCCCGTCACCGTTGAGGGACCGCACCGTAATCCCCTCACGGTCCATGATCCCGATGGGGGGGGCGACCCCACGACCCGTGATGCTCAAGTGGATTCCACCGCCATTGAGTATCTCGACGGTGCGACACCCATGTATCCACATTCATTGGCTGGCGAGGCTGCTGCAGGTGGTTATGCCGCACCCGGTGACCAGTCCTACCCCGAGTCTCCGCCACGAGCGATCGCCGGGACGCGTGGCGCCCAAGATATTGGCGGGATTCCAGGTGAGCCTCGGGACTTCTTTGTGTTTCGAGGTCCGATTCGGGATGAACCCCAAGGTGATTAATGATTACCCTCGGAGCGAGTGACGCCCTCGGTATCGGTGCATCGACGAATCTTGTCGTCACCTACGTCGTTGAAGGTGAGCTTGTAGGGACTCAGTCCGGTGCTATCCCGGCCTTTCAGGTTTTGGCCCAGGGCAATGCACCCACTGGCCCGGCCACGATCTATCAGCCACCTCCAGCCTTTCAGGCGCTGATTTCTCACATCGTCCTGTACAACACCTCGGTCAGTCCGCAGACCGTGACGATGTATGAGAAGGGCATGACTACTGCTGCCCTCGGCCTCAACGGCAACGGCTGGGCTGAGTATGAGCCCAACACCGGCTGGACGGTGTACGACCAAACGGGTCGTCCTTATGGTGGGGCCGGTGGTGGCAGCACCGTCAACTCAGTATTCACACGGACGGGTGCCGTGGTTGCAGCAACTGGCGACTATACGGTGGCTCAGGTTACGGGCGCTGCTCCTTTGGTTTCACCGACCTTTACGGGGTCTCCGTCCGCTCCGACCCCTCCGACTGGTGACAATAGCGTAAAGCTTGCCACGACGGCCTTTGTAGCGGCAGCTGGTACGAGCGGCATCAGTATCTACAACGCGTCTCAGTACGGGATATCTCCGTCCAACCCCGATAATACGGCTGCTTTGAACACGTTGGTGACCAATGCCGTAGCCACCGGACAAGGCAATGGGACGAACTATGCGGAGATCCAGTTCCCGGCAGGCATCTACGACTTCACTGCGGCCACGACTAAGACCTCGACCAACCTCGGGAATGCTCAGATTCCTCTGCCGGTCATAGCTGCCGCTGGTCAGAAGTTCCAGCTCAAGTTCGTTGGTGTTGGTGATGGGTCCACACTGCCCCACTGGAATCAGACCGTGGGCCAGAAAGGTGGTGTGGCTTTCCGTACTCACGCCACCGGAACCAACGACGCGACCTGGGGTGAGGCATCGGTTATCGGTGGGCCAACACCACAACAGGGCTACGGGTTTGCGAATCCTTCGACCTCCCTATTTACCAATCTGAACTTCCAGATGACGGGGATCTCGATTGTTTCTTCCAGCGTCAATCCCACCATGTGTGGGGTGGATCTTCGAGGGGTCGCTGAGGCCCACATCGGTACCCTCGGTGTGTTCTGTGACGCTGGTACGTCAACGGTGAACTCGACAAACCTCACGAATACCTGGGTTTTTGGCCTGGCTATGCCACAGCAGAACAACAACGACCTGTGCATGTTCGAGTCGTACTCAGTCGAGGGCTACTTCAAAGGGCTTCTGGTTGACTGTGAGCACCTCATCGGCATCCGCGTGTGTGCGGTGTACTGCGGTCATGGCATTTTTGTAAATAGCTATGGCAATGACTTCACTCACGACAATGTCATCATCCAGGCGTCGGTGGAGGCATGTAACTTCGCCATCACCTTTAACAACTTCTGCTTTATGCGCGTGTTGTCACTCGATACCGAGGATGGATCGGGTCCGTTTGGGCTGTCTGCGCACATCAACGACGCCGGGAACTTTGGCCGTGGGTACGTGGGCTTCACCTCGAACCACGAGGGTACGAACCCCACTTGTGCTGGAGTCTGCACGGGCATACGGATCATCAACCTGTCACGGCGAGGGGCGACGGTTAACCCCGCTGACGTTTCACCCTTGATTAACATGCCCGCCAGCGGAGTGCAGCTCCTCAACCCCTTCTGGCTGGATGCGATGGTGTATGTGGTAGGTGGGACGGTCACGGCGATCACGGTGGCGAGTGGTGGTTTCAGTCATGCGGTTGGGACGACGAGTGGCCCGGTCTTGGTCCCCTCAGGGGCCACTATTGCAATCACCTATTCGGTGGCACCGACCTGGGTTTGGACGTATGGGCAATGAATGAGCGGTTCTGTGCCTCGTGTGGTGTTATGGATGGTGAGGCTCACCATGTGCAGTACCTCATCGCTCTGGACCCGGTGACCAGCGTTCGAGTGGATGAGTCCGTGAGTAAGCACATCATTTGTTGCGCACACGACGGCTGTGAAGTTTGCGCCAGGACGATGGAGGAACAGTGGCAAACCTCGTAGCGGTCGAAGCCAACGCGATCCTCAATGCCTCTTCGGGTTTCGCCGCCTATACGAACCCCACCGGGGCGATCAAGGTTGCGCTGGTGACTGTAATAGGTACGGCGGCGGCACCAGGGACTGAGGTGAGCGGGGGCAGCTATGCCCGTCAGACCATCACGTTCTCGACGGCTTCAGCTGGGCAGATCACCAACTCTGGTGCGATCAACTTTACGCTCATGCCTGCATGTACGGTCGTTGGTGTTGATGAGTGGGACTCGGCTGGAACGCCGGTACGTCGTTGGTTTGGTCCGCTTGCGGCAGCCAAGACGGTCAACGCTGGAGACACCTTTAGCATCGGCGCGGGCTCTTATATCAAAACGTTGAGCTAATGGGCACGTATGTCCAGGGGACAACGTCGTTCTCTGGAGCGACGAACGTTAGTGCGCCATCGCTGACGCTCAACGTTACGGCAGGTGATCTCATAATCCTTGCCGTGGGTTGGAACGGCAACCCAGGCGCCACCTCGTCCTTCCTCACTTGTAATCAGGCAGTGACGTGGTCTGAGTCTGCAGCGTGGGGGCCGAATGGTGTCGGCAACTACATCATGAACGTCTTCTTTACGACGGCGGCTGCCACTGGGACCTTCACCGTCACCATGAACATAAGCGCGGCGACCAACTTTGTGCGGATGCTCTTGCACGAGTATCGCGGTTACGCTGCCTTCGACGTTGGCCATATCGGGGTGAACTTCTCGGGTAGTACGGCGACCGACACCATCACCACGACGTCGGCTCATGACCTGATCTTTGCTTGGTGCGTTGACAACAACGGGGTTACTTCCTACGGGGCACCAATGGCCTTGCGACTCACCGCTGGGTCTGAGAGCACCGGAGACAATCTTGATGGTGGAGCTGCTGGTGCGGTAACGGTCACCTGTCATACCGCGGGTGGTGGTGGTGGCCTCACCGTGGTGTCGTTTAAGACGACTGGGCCTGGTACGCCCACCGGCTCGGTAGCCATGACCGGGGTGAGTGGTCTCAGCACGGGCAGCGTTGTTACTGAACGGGCCAGCATTATCGAACCGGCCACGGCGAGCCTGACCATTACTGGAAACGTTGCGACACCACCGGCCACGGTGATGTCGGGGGTGGCCCGACTCAATGTCACCGCGGCGACCCTCATTCACCCGGCTTCGGTCACGTTCGCGTCGAGTACAGGCATGGTGGTTGTTGGTACGACACCGACCACCGGGCCGGTAGTTGGTGCCCCCGATCTGACTAGCCGTTTCTTTGGTGGTGCCGCCACTCAGGACTTCTTCTCGGCTCCGCTGTTCCGTGATGTGGCCGGTGTTACTCCTCCGCCCATTATTCCGACAGGACCGAGTTTCTATTTCACCCCACCAGTGGTGTACATCAATCCGCCGTTTATTCCTGACACACCTATTAGTCCTGCTCTCAGCCTATTCCGGCACTACACCCTGCGGGCAGTAGGGGTCGATGTGTTTTTGTTGAGCAACGGTGGCTACTGCCAGAGCTATGAGACACCGGAGAACAGCAACACCAACATCCCGTATCCGTGGAACCCCAACGATCCTGGTGGTCCCTATGCACGGGTCTATGACTTCAGGGGACATGAGACTGATTTTCGTTTAGATCCGTACATCGTCAAGGTGTACTACGGCGGGTCCACTCATCCCATTACGTCCGACGAGGCCAGCGCGCTGGAGGCTGCGGGCTATGCCGCCTACGTCACCGAAGGAGTCTGATGCCATACCGAGGTCTCGAAGGAGTGATGCACCAGCTGGCCGGGTCTAGTGTCGCCAGCTCATCTATGGGTGGGGTCGATGCGGCTAACACTTGGGCTGGGACACAGGGTATGGAGCTCGTCCATGCATTGAACGTGAAGGCCGGGAACGTGCTCCAGTCCAGCTATAAGGATCTTGACGGAGTGTGTAACCAACTGGCTGGGACGACGGGCTGGGCTGCCGAGGGCTGTCTGAATCTCATGGCGGGCAACGTCTTGGGTGACGATCCCACCGTTCACATGAACTCGGTCAACCCCACACAGGGGGCAGTTGGCACTCTCGTCACGGTCCTCGGTACCGGGTTTTCTCGGGTCAGAACCGTCAACTTCAAGCAGAAAGGTCAGCCCTACTGGGTTACTGATCTGGTGGTCATTGGGAGCGACACCCAGTTCACTTGCTCCGTGCCAGCGGGTCTCGTGTCTGGCACCTGCACCATTAACACCTGCGACATCGGAGGCTTTGACGTGGGTAACAACCTCAACTTCAAGATCCCATGACGCGTACCCACTTCGGCCAACACGATGCGGGCTGCTTTGGCTGCAAGCTGTACACATTGTCGTTCAACCCCACCGAGCACCCGGCTTCGGTGAAAGACCGCCAGTGGGATAAGGACATGGAGGCGTACCGTCGGCTGCGTTACCAAGGCGTCCAGCCCCGAAGCATCGACGGCTCGGCTGTCCTTGAGAAAGGGGCCGAAACCAACATTGAAGTGGAGTACGGCCAGGTTTTGACCACCGCCCAGCGCAAGCAGACGGTGTCGTTGATGGCGGACATGCCATGAGGATTCAGCTTCATGGTTCTCGGGATGAGAACTTGGGCTATGGCCGTCTCTATATTGGGTTGACCGCTGCCTTACGAGCCCGAGGGGTTGAGGTCTACGAGGACGACAGCGTTACCTGTGAAGCTCGCATCTGGACAGCCCCGGCCAACCACGTCAACTCATGGTGGCAAGGTCAACGACCCATTGTCTTCACGATGTACGAGTCCGATACGCTCCCCTGTGGGCTCCACGAGAATATTCATGAGTTCGAGGCGGTGCTCGTTCCATCCCGCCAGTGTGTGGAGATGTTCTCCCGAGTTCATCCTCATGTGTTCCAAGTGCCACTCGGGATCAGTCCAACTGAATGGCCGCAAGAGGAACGCCCACCGTTCGACGGCTTCTTCAATGTGTTCATGCCAGGCCAGGGACAACGGAAGGGGACGGACGTAGCGTTCCGCGTGTTTCAGACAGCTTTCCCCAAGAACGTGAAGTTTGACCCCGAACCACACCTTCTCATCAAAGGCATCCTTGATGATGGATTCAGTGACGAGCGCATGGAAAAGCGCCTCGGAGTCATATCCACGGATGAGGAGCGCACGTTCTATCGCGCAGCCCATGTCTCACTGAACCTGTCTCGGGGTGAGGGCTGGGGTCTCATGCCTATGCAGTCCATCTCAATGGGCATCCCCACCATCCTCTCCAATGCTCATGGCCATGCGGAGTTTGCGTACCTGGGACTGGGTGTGCCCTGTACCAAGGTACCGGCTGGGGTCTTTCTCTATGGGGACTCGGGGCAGTGGTGGGAGCCGGACTTCGATACGGCGGTGGACCTGTTACGTGACGTGTATCACAACTACGATGCTCACCGTGAGCTTGCTCGACGCAATGCATTGGCTTGCCATGAAGAGTTCAGCTGGGATCGCAGCGCCCAAGCGCTTATGGCAGTGGTTGGTGATAGTGATTTCATCCCCCGAGGACTTCCCTATTACGCCACGGCCCGCCTCTTCCTTCTGCGTGTTACTCGATACGTGGACCCTGCCATCGCCGGGGTCCATTACGAGTTCGAGCGCAATCACGACTACTACGTCCCTGCCGATGTCCGTCGCGTACTTCAAGATGCCGGATACCTAGAGGAGTCCTGCTTGGCTGACCAGACCGGGCAGCTCATGGAGGCGGTCTAATGCCTTTTGGTGCCACCACCCTGTACGACCTGGTTGAAGAAACGCTCCGGCGTATTCAGCCTGCGCAGATGGATATCTCGGTCACCTTGGGCCAGGACGTACCCATTGGTAGCGTTGGCGACACAGTTGTCCTGCGCCTTACTGGTGGACGCAACCAGCTGAACTTCGTCGCTGGCGGAATGGTGTTGTCCATCGACCTGGAGAACTTCTACGTCAGCAGCTATTCCCAGACCACCTCGGAGGCTCAGGTTATCCGGGGTTATCAAGGTTCTACACCTGCCGCTCACCTGGGTCCCGTGGGTAACAACCTGGGGGCCACGGTCTATTGCAATCCTAAGTTCACCCGATTCGATGTGGCGACTGCCATCAATGAGGAGCTGGCCGATCTCTCGGCTAATGGTCTGTTCCAGGTTCGGACCATCGACGTGACGTACAACCCCGTCTTTGCAGGCTATGACCTGCCGATCGACGAAGGCTTCATTGAGGTGATCGGGGTGCGTTACAAAGAGGCTCCTCCGGTCTATCGCTTTCCCGAAATCAAACACTGGGACGTGCTGCCGTACATGAGTGACTCGCACTTCCCTTCGGGACAGGGTCTCATCATCTATGAGGCGGGCTGGCCTGGCCTGCCCATGCATGTGTGGTACTCCGCTGCGTTCGCCCCTCTGTTCAACCTCAACGACGACGTGATCGCCGGATCTGGTCTACCGCCAACGGCAGTGGACATTCTGCCGGTGGGGGCCGGGATCATCTTGAACCAGGACCGAGAGATCAAACGCAACTTCACCGAGGCCCAGCCTGACGCTCGTAAGGCGACCGAGGTGCCACCGGGTGCGGTTATGAACGCCACCAAGCAGATGCAGCTATGGCGTGATCGCCGGGTGGCAGCTGAGCGCGCTCGTCTCAAGAACAAGTACAAGGGCATTCGACACAAGCCATGAGCCTGGTCACTGAACTCACTCTTGGGTTCTCCAATCCCAATGAGTCGGTACCACAGTCACTGTCGGTATGGGGATGGAGTGACTACACCACCGAGGCAGTGGCGGCGTTGCATACGCCGTTTCCGACTGAACCCATCGGTCCAACCACCCTCACTCTCAACTTTAGTAATGACCCAACACTCGGTGGCTCCAACAACTTCTCGCAGCTGCTGTCGGTGTGGAGTTGGTCTGACTACACCAGTGAGGCCCATGCGATCTCGCCACCAGTCGGTCCCTTCTCCATCTCTTTGGCGGGCCACGACTACGTCGCTGACACCAGCTTTGAGCCATATCGACGTGAGGCTTTCCGGCATCGTTCCATCCCAGCCCAGCGCGAGGGCATCTTGTTCTCGAACGTCCCTGGTGAGGGTTCAGTTAACCCCAAGGGGCTATGGCGTCGAGGCCAAAATGACTGGCTGGACGGAGCGGGACAGATATATCTGGACCGCAAGCTCTCGGTGGATAATCGTTTCTATCGCTCCAAAGGAGTGAATCCCTGGACCCAATGGCAGCTCACCCTGCTCAATGATGTGAAGCAGCCACTCCAAGGAGGCGTGCCGGTTGTCCCAGATGGTGGCGTCGGCGCTGGATACAGCGGGTTTATCAAGTCGATCAGGGTGGGGAACTACGTGTACATCCTCACCGCCACCTCATTGCGCTGGACGACCGATTGGCATGTGTACAACTACGTCGCCGGTGGTCCCATCGCCTTTTTCTCAGACATTTGTACCGATGGTCACAACATTTATATCTCCACGACCGGAGCTGGTGTCGGTATCTACCAGACGACGTCTGGGTCTCTCACGATGAGCCAGTACGTCACCAATGGTGACTTCTCCCTCATCCGCTGGGTGAACCAACGCATCCTGGCCGCGTCGGGTGCGAGTATCTACAACATCATCGCAGCGGGTCCGTTCCCGACTGCGCTCTACACCCATCCGAACCCGCATTGGGTATGGACGGATTTCACCTTTGGATCGTCGCAGATTTATGCTGCGGGTGGCGTTGCCTTCAATGGCCCTTCGGCCATCTTTCGGACCACCATCTCCAGTGACGGGTCCACCTTGTTGCCACCCGTACAGGCTTTGCCCTTGGAGACAGGAGAGTTTCCGACCGCGCTCGGCTCCTATCTCAACTTCATCTTTATTGGCACCAACCTCGGGTGTCGCATGTGTCAGACCTTGGCGGCCTATGACCCGACGGGTAACCAAGGAGACCTGCGCGCTGGGGCCATCGTCCCGAACATCACGCAGCCTGTGACGAGTCCGGTGACCGGATTCACGGCCAACGGCCGGTACGTGTACTTCACTTGGAACAACTACGACACCACCTCCACGGGACTCGGGCGTATGGACCTGGAGAACTTCATCGACGCGCTCACTCCCACCTACGCCAGTGACCTGATGCTTCCTGGCTCTGGAACCATCTCTTTGGATTGGGACCCCATTAACCAGGGTCCACTCATGAGCATCCAGGGCAACCAAGGGATCAACCAAGGGGGGGTGTGGCTGATCGACAAGAGCAGCTTCGTTGACTCGGGCTATGTCGAGTCGGGCTTCATTGCCTACGATTTGCCTGATGACAAGGTGGCGATGAGCCTCGTCAGCCAGGTGCTCCCCCCACGTTCGGGCACCATCACCGCTGCCATGTCAGTGGACCAGCCGCTCTCACAGAACTTTGAGGATGTGGGGCTCCAATCGGTACCGCTGCCCTCAAAGATTGACTGGAAACTCCATCAGCTGCGAGGGACCCAGTTTCAGGTGCGCTTCACCCTCACTGCATCCATGACTGAGCCCGAGGTGATCTCACCCATCTTGGGGAACTGGACCCTTAAGTCCTACCCCGCCATCTCTACAGGCATCGACATCACCTGCGTCCTCATCATGACCCGAGAAGTTGTGGAGAAGGACCTGTTGCGTCCCTTTGATCCCTATCTCGAATACGAGTACCTCGAAGACATCCGCCAAAACCAGGAGGTGGTCCAGTACGTTGAGGGAACGTTCGTGCGAAACGTCATTCTCACCTCATTGGATTGGTTGCCCAACCTGGAGCAAATCGGTGGCCCGTATAGCGGCTACAACGCGTACCTAATCGTCAACATGGAAAGCCTGCCAAACTAATGCCTGCACCCCAATACATTCTGCGGTCCACCGCCGGAGGGACCGAAGCCCTCCAAATCCTGGGCACTATGGGAGCGACAGACCTCTCCTTTACCGCCGACCCCTTGGTGGGAAGCTTTGCTGGCTGGCCCACTGGAGGGGGGGGTCCCTTCACCGTGGCCCTTGACCAAGGGCTGTCCACCTTTGAGAAAACTCTGTGCTCGGCCTTTAACCCGACCAACGGTCAGTTCACCGTGGCGCAGTTCGGCTCGTGGAACGGACGAGGTTACGACGGCACGGCTGCCGTAGGCCATGTTCCGCAGGTCAATATCCCCCAGGTGATCTTGACTTGGTCGGCCGTCGAAGCCGCCGAAGTGAACCTCATGGTCAGCGAGGTCATGGGTGGGGCGGCGACCGCCGCTCCGGGGACGGTGCTGACCGTCCAAGCTGGTGTGCCGACTTGGCAGGTACCCGGTGGTGGGGCCACCTCTGGCCTGTTCCCCATCGGTGGCATCTTGCTGTGGGCCATGAGCATCGCCTATCCGACGGGGTTCTTGGAGTGCAACGGTCAGCTCATCTCACAGACCACCTTCTCCAATCTCTATGCCATTTTGGGTACGACGTATGGCTCGGGGTCGGGCACCTTTGGCCTGCCCAACTTCCGCTCGAAGTTTCCGGTGGGCTATCAGGCTGGTGGTACGGCAGGCTCGGTTGGCGCCTCGGGTGGGACGCGCACCATCAGCGTGGGTCAGATGCCTGCACACAGTCACGGCATCAGTGACCCGGGCCACGCCCACGCCCAAGCGCCACAGACTGCAGTGACTACGTCCTCGACCATTGGTCTGACCTCAACGGCGGTTAACCAGGCCGCGTTCTCTGCGGTGTTCTCGACAGCCGCCGCCGCTACGGGTGTTGGCATCCAGAACACTGGATCGGGTCAGGCTTTCGATCCACCCTTTATCGGCATGGCCTATCTGATGAGGTGTGCATGACCTACATCCTTATGACCGATGGCATCCGGGGCTACCGCAACCCGACCGCACCCCAAGAAGTGAAAGCGGCTGAGGCAGCAGGCACGCAGTGGGGTGGCTATCACTTCTTGGCTCCCGAGGCACCCCGGCCAACCGTCCCTAATGAAGAGTGGTTATTTTCCCCGGTGGCCGGTCAAGCGGTCTGGTATCTGATGATGCTGCATAGTTGCGGAGTACCGCAGTTGCCGACAGCGTGCGTTGTTGCGATGAGATCCAACATCGGCTGGGATCGTGTGGCCCAGGCCACTGAGGAATGGGTAGCTAACGTCGAAAGTGCGACGGGTGAGCGCTGCGTTGTCGCTGCCGCTCCAGACTTTGCCGAACATCTAAAGGGCTGGCCGTTTCGTCGTCAAGAGATTCCATATCCCACGCTTGTTCCAGCCACTCCACCGCCTGACCAGACTCCACCTGCTGAGCCGTGACCCGAAGTACACGCCAGCCCATGATGACGGCGGTGTTGTACTTCTCACAATCAGCATGAAAGCCGACCCAACTGAGATGGCGAGAGCGCGGGCCGCCGATGCCCTCGACCTCGACAGCCAGTTTATGACTTGGCCACGCCATATCGAAGCGCCATTTTCTTGTGGCATGGAAGCGGTACTCGCTGACCGGGACCGGCAGTTTGAGGAGCTTGATCTGCGCGAGCAGTAGCTCCTCACCCGAGGAGAGTGTCTTTGTGTTCATCGTCAAACATTTTCATCTGCTCGTAGTGGATGCGCGCAAAGGAACGCGTGGGTGTGGGATGAACCTCGGCCCAATGCTTACGGGCTTCGTCCCAATGAGTTTGTGGAGGGATGCGCCACTTCTGCATCCAGATGAACTTGGAGTTCCAATCACATGAGCATTGAATCCAAAACTTGGAGTACCCATCAATGGTGTATTCCGTCACCTGGGGTGTCAGCTCGTGGTCATCCATACGGTCTCTCCCATCGCTGCTCGCTGGAGTGTTTCTTTACGATCGCTCATGGCCATGCCCGAGGCGTGGATGATCCATGGGTCGTCACAAGGGGTGCGGTCCACCAGGACATTCCAGTTGAGTGGCATCTCATGGACGCCGGGGTCGATCTGTGGTGCCCGAGCCTTGGTGATCCCCCCAGGGCGGGGCTCATAGCCCAGCAGGTACATCGCTGCTCCCTGCTCCCACCAGGGGTGGGCCTCATAGCTGCCTCGTATGTTCAGCAGCCTTATGAGGAAGCGGTCGGCCTCAGGGCGTACTACCAGGACACCGCAGTTGGGCACTCCCCCTTCAACGGGGTGAACCACCCAGTTCCAGTTGGCGGGGGCATCATGGCGGATATCGTGGTCCAAGCTGACCACCATCGCATCGGCGTCGATCCAGATGACACCCCCTGAGTAGCTGCTGAGAGCGTCCCAAATGGCTTGGACCTTGTCCCAGGAGACACGCATCTCCGCCAGTTCCAGGTAGTCCATGCGCCAGTATGAGGCCCACGCCTTGTTGAAGGGCTGGGTGATGTCGAGGAGCTCACGGTGAGCGCCGCCCGCCCCCGAGATAACTACCCAGTCATCCATCAAGGACCCGAACGTGGCTCGGCTGTTCAAACGGCGTTGTCGTCACCCTCTTGTGTCTCGTCAACCACCGAACGAATAAGGCCAATCGCTTTGGCAATCTCATGACGTACCCCTAGCTCTGGATCATGCTCCTGCTCCTGGGTCGGGTTGTCGTACCACTCCGCTTCGATGTGGTCAGCGGCGTTGTCCAGTGGGCCATGCGGGGGCACTAGGCCACATTACGGCCCCTCCCATTTGTAGGTGTGGACCGACGACGCAAGTACTCCTTGCGCATGAGGACGCGTCGACCCTGACCCTTGGGCAAGTGATACTCGGCGGGCTGACGGTAGGAACGATGGACGAGATCACCCGTCACCTTGGACCACACGTCGTAGCGGCGCATAGTGCAACGCTGGCAGCGAAACGTCAGTACCACCACTGAACGAGTCGGGGTCAAGTGGCGCACGCCTCCCTCGTCATACTCAATCTCGTACCACATATGAGCGATCGTTCGACAATCGAGATAGGCGTCGGACAGGTGGTCATAGCGGGCCATCACTTCGTCGCCTTCGCCCTACGCGAGCCGGGGTGGGTCTTGCCCGGCAGCATGTGCTTGCCAATCTCCTGCCAACCCTGTTGCTTCTTCTGCCACCGTGAGTAGTGCGTCCCGCACAGTCCACGGGTGTAGCCACCGTTCTGGCAATCAGGTACCAGACAGATGACACCGTTTGCCTTCGCGGCCTCCATCTTGGCGATGGTCACACCTTGCCCCCTGGGCATGTAGACCGCGTCCACCTTCTCGTCGTCGCCATACATGGCGATGAGGATGTTGATCTGCCGCAGCCGGGCTTTCGCCGCCTTGGCTTCTTGCATTACATTGAGCAATCGCTCGCGCTCACGGATGAGCTCTCCGACATTCACTGGTTGTGTTCCTTTCCCTTGCTTTCTGCTAGTGGCCTCGCTAGGGCCGTCTCCAGATCGTTGAGTGTCACTCCCTCCCCCGGGAAGATCAAGATCCGAGAATGTGTACCGAAACGGATGATGAGACACGGCCCCTCCTCCATCGAATACGCCCGAGGCGTGACGTCGGCCGTGATCCGAAACTCCGTTGGTCTATGTGTCAGCGGGTTCTTCTCTTTCGTCGTTGCCAAGAGTCTTCGGCTCGGTAATGCGCCAATCACCCTTGTCGGAGGGGAGTCCGTAGGCGACGACCTTTTGGACCAACGCATCAGTTTCCCCACGGTTGTAGAGACTGAGTCCGAACTGATCCCCCAGATCCTTGGCACATCTCTTGAGCGCATAACTAACGGAGTTTTTCATAGCGAAGTCGTGCGCATCCGGATAGCTGGGGAGGTTTTGGGCTGAGCCGGTAGCAGCTTCGTCGATGACCTTCACCTTGATGCGTTCGTTGGCGTTCCAGTCGGGCAGGGCATAGATGGTGAGTCGCATCTTGCAGCCGTAGGTCACGGTGTAGCGAAACTTGCCACTCGGAGTGGTCGGCTCATGAGCCTGATCCGAGATCAGCCAGAGGTCTAGGATCTCCTTATCCCACCCCTCAAATCCAAAGATCCTCGTGAGATGAGCCACAACATCAAATGCGGGCAGATGGCTCTGTCCCTTAGCTTCGAGGACGCGACTGGGGTTGATGGGCCGCAGCAGAGTTGCACGTTGCTCCTGACTAAGCATGTTTCTTTTTGGTTCTCCTGTATCGGTTCTGAGGCCCGTATCGAGCGACGAGTCCTACGGATTCGAGTTCTTGGAGCAAAGGATGAATGCTTCCACTTGACGAGTATCCACATTCAAGAGCCAGCTCCCGAGTTGAGGGGTAGTAACCCTCCCGTTTATAGAACTGTTCCATTCCGACAAGTGCAAGTAGCGCCCGATCACTGAGCAACCTCTCCTCCAACACTGAACGAGTGTTCACTCTAACACAGTTGGGACCGGAACAGGCAAGGGACTCATCTCGGCGCAAGTGTCAAGGTATTGACAGTAAGTACATTGCCAAGGTCGGAATGATCTGTTGGGGTCCAGTGGCTCAGGCTCAAAGTCATCACCGATGGCTACGCCTGAGGGGATGGTGTCTTGGTCGAGGGTGACGGCGGCGATATAACGCAGCCGCTCCAGCTCTCTATCAGCAATCCCCCGATAGATATCTCTAGGGATAACCCACTCGGCCAAGATACGGTCCAAGACTCCGAGGCCGAGGTTGGCTGCGACCTGCATGGATATGGATTCGAGGGCCAGGTAGCCAATGACGGCGTAGTCGGCATCGCAGCCCATTGCATTGAGACTGGCCTGGATGATGTGTCCTGACTTGGGACCTTTGGGGACGACCAGCGCCCCACCACGCGTCTTAACCACGCCCACAGCTTGGGAGAACCCGTAGCCGTTGATGGTTTTGAGCTCGTAGGCGAAGGTGTAGCCGTTGATCGTAATGAGTAAATCCACATGCCCGCTGGTGAGATCCCCATTTCGTACCTTGACTTCGATCTGTGCATCAGGGTACTTCGAGAGGATCGCTGCCTGGAAGCGCTCATGGAGCACCGTCCCGAGAGACGTCACCCAATCTGAGGCAAGGTCGAAGGGATTTGAGTCGGGCGTACCGATAAGCTTCAAGGCCAGGCACCGAGAACACTTCCCCGCATCGGAGTGCCGGAACAGTGTCTCGAATGCCTGTGCCTTGGGACCCATCGCCAGCCGGTTCTCTTGCACCACCGTCGCCAGAAGGTGGGTAAAGAGAGGCTCCGCCGATGGCGTCGGGTCGATCATGGCTCTTGGTATGCAAGCTCCGCTGCAACCACGGCCCGATGTCCCGCCAGAGCCTCCGCCCGGGTGGCATAACGCCACTGTTCTTGGTCACGAGGACCGCCGAAGATCATCGTCTCGAAGATCAACGGAGGCCCCGGACCAAGGTGCATGTCGATGCCAACCCACACCGTCGAGATCCACGCCTCACCGACATGGAACGATCCGATACGGGTTGGGTCCTCCTCAGGTGTGGACTCACCACCCAATGAGAACCGGCGAGCATCGTGTTTGTGATGGACCAGCAAGGCCCACTCCTCGAAGCTGATGGGTTGCGCGTCGAGGTCGAAGTAGACGCCGATCATCCTGCTGGCACCGTCCAGGTGATGCGACCGTCAGTCAGGAGGACGCTTATACCTGGGCATGGAACCCAGCGTGCTCCATCCCACTGGTGCCACACCCACTTCCCGTCGTTCATGACGAGATTTGCCACTGCCCCGAACGGGATGGTTCGAGCTGTGTCCCATTGCTCAGGGTGGAGAGGACCGCAAAAGGGCGCACCAGAACCTGGGTGTTGTCCAGGTCCGATGCCTCCTCCTCTGAGAGCGAGCGCACGGCCTTCATCTTGGCTCGCTCGGCGTTGAGAGCGATGAGCGCGACGGGTCCAAAGAGCAGGATCTCCTTCTCATCGTCATCGGTGTGAACTATGGCTACCTCGAAGAGAGGCACGGTATTCCTTTCTTGCCCGCAGTATCTCGGGCCATCTTTCTTGCAGGATTTGATGGACCCTCTGTCGAGAGACTCCGTACTGTTCTGCTGCTTCGCTGAGAGTGACGTGAGGGTCGAGCATGGTCTGCGCCAACTCGAACCAATCCTTGGTTGACTTGCCCGGCAGCCGACCCCGTCTACCACCCATCGCTTCGCGAAACTCTCGTCGGCCCGCCAGGAGGTCGGGATAATAGAGCTCGGCATACAACCACACCGTCGAAATGCTGACGTTGAAGCGGCGACCGATCTCGGCGTAGGTACACGCTGGCTCAGCCAGCATGAGTTCGAGCAGCTCGGTGTCTTTCAGACTCAGCCTAGAAAGGGCTTTCGTCACCACCGTAACCAGTGTTGGCAGGGACACGACGCAAAGGAGGAGAGCTACCCGATAAGGGTGCGAAGCGCAGGTCTGGACCGACCGCATCAGCGGTGACCTCCCAACGCTGGCCCTTCGAGCCATCATCTTTCTCCCATTGCCGTGATTCGAGGCGACCACACACAATGACCCGTTGACCTTTGGTCAGCGACTCACAGACATGCTCGCCCAGTTTCTCCCACGCCACCACATCAAAGAAGGACGTGACGTTGGGACGATCACCTTGGATGTAGCGCGTCACCGCCACCGAGAAGTGACCGATGGCCTTGTCCGTGTTGGTGAACCGCAGCTCAGGGTCCTTGGTCAAGTTCCCCACCAACGTTATTTCAGCTCCGTTTGGCATCTTTCAGCCTCCTATGTAAACCTCCAAAGTTAGCCGAACGATCGCTCAGTGTCAAGAGGGGGATCCGACACGGATATCTGGTGTCGAGGCTCAGTCCGCGAGCCGGGGCAAAGCTGGGTGCTGTGGGGCTTGGAGTGTCGATAGACCATGCCACGCCCAGTGATGGCAACATCGCGACCGCAGACAAAGCACTCTCCTCTGGCCTGTGTTGGCACTCAAACCCGATCGGGGCGTCCCTCGAAGGTGGCTGAGCCCAAAGCAAAGACACCACCATCGGACGCCAACAGCCATACGCCGTCGGTGCCCTTGCCTGCGATCCCCACGATCTCTCCGTTGATCTTCTTAGGGAACACACCGCCCACTCCCTGAGCGTCACCGAAGGCGTAGAGCGCACCATCAGACGTGGTGGTCCAGTAGCCCTTGCCGGTACTGGTCGAAGCGATCATGGTGCGTCCTTTCTTTTGTGTTGGTGGCGCAACACCACCTGTCGCCATGTTGAGGATGTCTTGGCGACGGTTGAGCCGAACATCACAGGGACACGCGGTATTGACCGCCATCCTGTGGTACCCAAAGCCCGCTTCGCCGTCTTTGTTGGCCAGCTGGGCGGGCCAGCCATGCCGACGCATTCCTTCGGCGTAGAGCCGCCCCAGGGCCGCCACCATCGCATCTGACATGGGGTCGGCGTAGGGGGGCTGGGTACAGCCCTCGGTTTCGACCCCGCAATAGCGCTGGTTCAGCGACATGCCGTGCCAGCTCTGCACCGATGAGTCCACGTACTGCTCAATGACCCCGCTCTGGCTCACCCAAAAGTTGGCCGAGACCCCGCTCGCCGGGCTGTTGAACTGGGCATAGAGCGAGCCGTTGGCCACGGCGTGATGCAACACCAGGCCGAGGTTGGGCGAGATGGCATCGCCCCGGGTATTGCCGACGGGGCGCCAGGTGGCGCAATCAAAACGTGCCATCTGATCCTCCTTTCGGGACCGGCCTCAGGCTAGTATGTGCCCATCCCCGATCGTTTGCTCGGTGGAAAGGAGCCCCATGCCAAAGCAGTTTGTTGTCGTCGAGGCGTATGTGCCCGTCGCTGGTGCTCATCCCGAGCACCCGATCTACTTCCCGGTAGAGCCGCCGCCTGAAAGTGGCCTTGCCCCCGAACACCCGATCTATGTCCCGCCCGAAATCTGGCCGTCACCGGGCCACCCAGATCAGGGTCTGCCCGAGCCCCAGCCCGAGCCCTCACACCCGATCTACCTGCCCGTGGTGCCGCCGCCTGACAGTGGACTCAGCCCTGAGCACCCCATCTACGTCCCGGTCGAGGTTTGGGGTGACATTGAGCTACCGACACATCCGATCACGCTCCCGCCCACCGAGCTGACTGATGAGCAGAAAGAAGCTCTGCGAGGTTTCCTGTTCGGAAACCTGCCACCTCACGAAGCGCCTCAGCCAGTCTGACCTTTCAGGCCGACACGCATACCCTGAATCATTCCAGGCGGCTAAGCATATAGTGGCTGGCCCATATGCCGCCGAGCAGGCCGATCGCAAACGATTCGACGACGACCAGGCCGGGCATGTCGGGCATGAATACGACGGCGATCACCACGGCTGTCGCTATGGCAACCGCGGCACGGGCTACCCCACCGAGGATGACCCAGCCCTTATTCCTCACCTCGCTCCGCTCTCCATGCCTCTACGTCCTGATGTAAATGGTGCATGGCGATATGAAAGTTGCCGACCGGAATGTCAGCGTCGTCGGTGTCCACACACTCCTGTGCGGAGTCGAGAACCCGATCGGTCAAGTCTGTTTTGCGGTAACGCAGGAGCTCACGCAGTTCCTCGTTCTCGACTCGTAGGCGAAGAAGTTCTCCATACTCACCGACAGGGATTCTGACGCTCTCGCCTGGTTCATAAGTCACGTCTCCTCCTCACCTCGCAATCGTCTCCACGCGAACCAAAATGCTGCCTGTGCCGCCGAAAATATTGAGCTGCCCACATCAGCAATCATGGCGAACGCAATCGCTGCCACCCAGAGACACACTGGCAGCGCCAGGATGACGAACACACTGAACGCCGCCCAACTGCTGGCACTTGCTCCAATCACAGGACCACGCCAAAGAGCACTCCGAGAAACAGACACAGGCTGACGAAGCAGCAGGCCAAAGCAATCTGGAATCGCCTGACCGCATGGCGATGGACCTCAATGGCCTGTCGCCTGGCCTTTTCTCGTTGTGCAGCCAGCCAGTATTTGAGCGACGCCTCGTTCATGTCCTCCATGCCCGTGGTGTAGAGACACTGGCTCCGTTCGATGCCTGCCAGATCCTCGGCCGCCCATATCCGAAGCTGACGCTTCACCTGTTCGACGCTGGGCAACTCGTCGTCGATTCCCCGCACAGAAAAGATGGGGGGAATGTCCTCGGGCTGCACATAGTTCTGTCGCCACATCTGCTGCTGCTCCTGCAACGATAGGAGTCGTCCCCACTCATAACGCGACCGCTCCGGTGTCCCGTCCAACCACTCACCGTCCATGTGCCTCCTTCCCCTAGCTGGCGTCACCCCTTAGCCAGCATCCGGCCTCCTTACCCGGTATTAGCGCGCTTCTCCGGGTCACCACCACGCCGTTTCCCACTGCGCGCCCGGAGGGACTCGAACCCCCATCACTGGTTCCGTAGACCAGGACTCTGTCCATTGAGCTACGGGCGCCGTGAACGTTCGTTCACTCTACACCGGCCATGCCGTGCCTTGCCCCACCAACCCGACACACCTCACCAACCCGACACACCTCACCTCAACTGCCATACCTGACCTCGACGGAGCGAAACGGGCCATGCCTTACCTGCCACACCGAACCCAGCCTCACCGGGCCAAAGCCGACCTTGGCAAAACGTGCCTCAACTCAACTGCCGGACCTTGCCAAACCCCACCGGAGCCAGACTTCTCAAAGCTAACCAGAGCTGCCAAACCACACCTTTTCATGCCGCAGCCCTCCATGCCACGCCTCGACTCACCTGCCGAACCTTGTCGGAACTCAACCTGCCATGTCGTACCCAGCCTGCCGTAGCGCGACATACCGAGCCGAGCCCTGGCGCACCTTGACTAGCCATGCCTGCCATACCGAACCTTGCCCAGCCTCGACCGTCCTCACCATGCCGTGCCCGGCCAAAACTGCCAGGACTATCCGGCCCGCTTTCTGCGAGATGCGTCAACGAGAGCCCAGAACTCTTTGAGATGGCTCCAGCGTGATTCCATCGCTCGCCATTCTCTTTCCATCGTCCTCAGCAAATACGCTCTATCCACCTCGCTCTCAAAATCCTTGTCGATTTTGTGATACCCCGGCGGCGTCTTACCCGCTTCGTACTTGGACGCATACGCCCTGATCTTCGTCTCCTCACCAGACGGCGTGACGAACACCACCTCGACGCTTTGGATGAGCCGACGCGCTTGCTCTATGCGGTAGTTTTCCGCAGCCTTCGAGTCGTCCCACTCGAAGCGATCATGGAGCGGATGGTTGCGTGGCTTGGCTGCCTTTACGACATCGTCGGGCCGTAGCTCACCATGCCGCTCGTAAATCTCCTCCAATGCCTCGACCACGACTGATGTTGCCATGTCGTCACTCACTTTCTGCTGCTCCTTCCTTGACCAGCTCTACTGGCTTTGAGTCGTCCACCTGGAACGTGCCCCAGGTGCCTGTTTGGCTGACTCGTGAGCCAGGCCGTCCCTCACCGATACCCACGAACCCACCGGCATCGACCAGCGCGACCACCGTTTCGATAGTCATGAGGCTGGGGACGTAAATGACACTCAATGTCATTTGCCAGGGCTCATACTGCGGGCGGTACCGAAAGTCAGCGACGCCGGTGGCGTTACGCACCATGTCTTCGCGCATGACCGGCTCGACGTCAGCACCGTAGAGCTTGTCGTCAGCTGCGTAGATAGGCACGAGCTGGTCGTCACCCTCACCGACAATCAGGATGGATTGCTTCAACAGCGTCATGTTCAGCTTTTTGTCGTTGAAGAATCGAGCCCCACCGACCACGGCACCTTTGAGTCCAGCGGCGGGGAAGCCATCCCAGCCCTCGCCGTCACCGATACGATGGCGCACGCCTTGGAAATCGGCCTCAGGGTCACGAATGACCTTGGGCTTCTTGCGTCCACCCTGAGCGTCACGCATGATGCCTCGGGCCTTCTCCCCGAACTTGTGCACCACCAATGGTGCGGTTCCGACGATGTGGATGTGCGCCTCCTGACGCCCTATTCGCTTGATCTCAATATCAGCCACGCGCATACTCCTTGTCGTACTCAGTGTCGGCGTCGTCGTCCATGCTGCTCATGTAGTCGGCCACGAAGGTCAGAGCCGCGTCCTCCCATTCCTGGGAGATGTAGAGCGGCTCATCGGCCTTGACGACTTGCTCCTCCCATACGTCGAGAGCCTCGTCGAGCACGGCCACAGGGTCCGCACCCTCTCTTTGGATGAGGCGCATGAGGGAGTCGATCAGCGCATCGGTGTCGAAGTCATGGATGCGGCGCTCGATTTCGAGATCCAGACCGTTTGTACCGCGCTCGATCTCGGTCTCAATGCGGGTCGGCCAGCCGTTGACGTGCCCCTGCACGAGAGCATCCATCGCGTGGCGCAGCGCATAGTCATGCAGGTGTGTGGCGACGTCATAGAACCTCTGCTGGAGCTCATAGTCAGTCGGGTTTTCGAGCACCTGACCGAGCAGCTCACGCGCCTTGACCATCTGGTCCCGGCTCTTTTGGTTGGTCCGACGCGGCTCGTTCCACCAGGCGATCTGCTTGTCGATCGCCCAGAGCACCAAGCCGGTGTTGATCTTGGCGTCCTGGGTGGTCTGCCGAGCACGCAGCAGCCGAGGAATCACCAGGTTCAGCTGCTGACGCTTGCGCTGACCGAGGGCGTCGTTGACCCCTTGGGCCAGCCTCGCCACCAGCGGATTGGTGCAGATGGGCATGTCGGTCCAGGTCAGATCGACCGGGACATTGTTGTTGATGGCCCACAAGATGTGGACCTTTTCCATGACACACGCTTCTTTGTCGTCGGCGCTGTGGCCGCCGCTACTCAGCGGTGTCTGCGTCAATACGGTACTGAAATCACTCATGTGCTGCTTTCCCCAGCTTCTAGGTAGTGGGACAACTGCGTCCCGAGCTTGATGATCTGCTCGTTCTTGGTCGTTAGCTCCTGTTCCAGCTTATCAACCCTGGCGGTCAAACGTTCAATAAGTATCCGCTGCGTCTGCAGCGTCGTCAACATCTGATCCACCAGCTTGGCTTGCTTTTGTATCACCTCGACGGCCTGCTTGATCGCTCCTGTCTCGTCGTATGACATTTCCTTCCTTCATGGGTCCGGTGAACCACTCGTGGGCAGAACGCGGGTCTGCCATCACCGCCACGAGTGATCCACCCGGCCCACGAGAGCCGGGTTACTCCCATTCCCCCCCTGGCCCTGTACGAGCGACCAGGGGGGGCTGCGCTAGGGAGCGCAACTTATGCAGCGATGATTTGTCGCTCCTCGCCACAACCGTCGCAGGTGATGGTCCAGGCCACCGCTTGACCCGGGGTACCTTCGGGGACACTCCATGTGGTTGCCCCACAGTTGTGTCGCAAAGGCGTGGTGGTGTCACCACCCCCCGAACCAATCCCGAGATCAAGACAGGACAAGGCGCCGGACTGGCCGGTGCGTAGCGCCACCCCGACCAGTTCGACACACTTGCGGACCAGATCCCCCGTGATGACGTACCTGATCTCGTCATACAGTGAATCACCACAGGACTCACAGTCCACACAGTTGTTCTCTTGGAACCAGTCCTTGAGCTCTTTGCTCAGGTGAGTCCAGCCCGCGAGATTGCTTGAGAACCTCTCATCTGCAACCGTGATCTCGTTGACCCGTGGATTGGAGGCAGCCATCGCTACTCCTTGACCCCGGTGGTCAGCTTGTGGCTGACCGACTGGCCGTCCGCGGTGACGCCCGAGTTCGAGTAGAACCCGGTTTCGTCAACCACCTGACCCATCGCCTTGCGGAAGGCGACGCTGAGAGGATCGGGCGAACCGATCTCTTGCGCATCCTCCATCAGAGCCAGGTGAGAACGTAGCCCGAGAGCCGAGTTCACCAGGTCATCGGTGGTCAAAACGCCAGGCTCGCCGTTGTTACGGGCGAGGTTGTAGCGCTGTGCCCTGTCCACCGCTTCCTTGATGAAAGCGGGCAAGAAGCCGTCCATCGCCGTGCCGACCAGCTCCCACTCAATGCCTTCGTCCAGCAACTCTGCTGGCACCAGCACCTTGGTCAGCTGCTCCACACCGTGGGAGTCAAGTGCTCCGATGTGGATGACCGAGTCCAAACGACCCGGCCGCAGCATCCCCTTGTGGATCTTCTCGGCGTGGTTCGTGGTCATGACCACCAGAATCTCGGTGTCCTTGGCCGTGATGCCATCGAACAGGTCGAGCAACCTGGCGACGCCATCATGGGTCTCAGACTCCGGATTGGTGATCGTGTCCACATCCTCGACGAACACCACCGCGGGCTGGTAGAGCCGAGCGGTGGCCATCACCTGCGCCACGTCGTCACGACCAGGTCGGCAGTACACGAAGGTCCAACCATTGGCCACGGCCTCTTGGGCTGTGATGGTCGCACCGACGGTCTTGCCGGTCCCGTATGGCCCTTCGAGCAGCACGGTCCTCTTGAGCGGGATGTTCAGGTCCCGCATCTTTTGGCTGTGCCGCAAGAGCGACCAGACGTTGGCTTCGAGTTGCTCCTTGGCCCCGGTGGCGTAGACGATCTTGGTGCGATCGACCGCTGCGGTGTCAATGAACTCGGGCTTGACCTGGCCATCAAAGGCTTGACCCCGGTACAGGCTGTTTGTCGCCAACTCAGCGTCGATGACGTTGAACACACCCTCAACGGCGTGGCGGTGCTTACGCGGCGCCTCGCAGCTGATCTGGAACAGCGGCCCATACTCGTCGTCAATGTAGAAGTCGAGTTGGAACAAGACACCCGGCAGCACCGGGATCTCCAAACCACCCCACGGAACCTGCTCGGTCTTGCCCACCCCAGTCGGGATCGTGACGAGTTCAGGCGGCTGCCAAGAGGCAAAGAAGCCCGAACCCTTCATGAAGCCCTTCTGACCGGTCATGCCGAACACTCTCTTGAGCGCAGACATGGTGGCCCGAGCACCATCCCAAGGACGGAAGCGGTACTGACGGCTAAACGCCATCATCCGATCCTCTTCCTCGATCTTGGTGTGGATGAAGCGAGCAGCGTCACCAAGCGTCATGCGCTCAGGGATCACCAGCTGGGTGCCCCGGAAGATCACATCATCTTCCGCGGTCAGCTTGCCGCCCGCCTTCTCCAAGGCGTCGAGAGCGGACCTCACATCCGCGCTCACTGTCGATTTTGTTGCCATGCTTCCCTAGCTTTCTGCCCCATACGCTGGGACTTTGCGTCTACGCCTTCTGGCACAGAATGGGGTGCCTCCCCTCAACATGGCGAGAGGAGGAGAGGCACCCGATCCGTGTCAGCTCTTGGAGCCGAGTTTGCGGTTCAGGTAGTCGTCCAACGACCTGACGTTGGCCTGGAAATGCTGCAGGTCTTTGATGGTGACCGTCGAGCTACTGGCGATGCGGTGGGCATTACGCAGCAGGGCTTCGAGCCGAGGCACCATCGTCAACGCGGTGCCCCGGATCTCCTCGGCGCTCATAGCTCGAAGTCGAAGGCCGAGTCGCCCTGCAACCGCTCAATGTCGGCGTACATGGCGAGCTTGCCCCGAGCCTCTCGCAAGTCACGGACCAGCTTGTGCTGGAACACCAGCGGCAACGGCGGGCCAGCACCATCCTCACGGCTGCGCAGCAGGAGGGCGGCGAACCGCTCATTCCCATCGGCGTGCTTGATGACGTTCTCGATGGTGGCCTCGTTGCACAACGCCATGCCTTCGAGGCTGTCGTCTGAGATCGAACCGTCGAAGGTGTTGCACTCGTCGTCGTAATTCTTCTTGAGCAGCATCACCCCCCTCGTGATCTTGGCGATGTGAGCCGGGTCCGAACCCCTCTCAATGGCGTGGTTGGTCAGCCGCTCGATCTCGGCGTCGAACTCCTCTTCTTCCATGATTCGCTCTCCCTAGCGTTGGTGGTGGATAGTTGCTGGTCAGGGACCTATAGATAGCCCGGAGGTGAATAGAACGTGGTGTCGTCTTTGTCCTGGTCGTAAGGCTCGGCTCCCTCGTCGATGTGGTGGGCGAACCGGAACGTCAGCAGCTCGGACACCACCCGGTACACGAGCGCCGTCGGCATGGCACACATCGTGATGCCACCGTCGTCGGGATCGGTCGGGTTGTAGCCGATGTCGTGATCGTCATGGACGCACTGGGCGCTGATCTCCATGAGATCCTGGTCACGAATCGGCAGCTCGGCCAGCTTCTTGTCGGTGAGACCACGAGCGTGGTACTGCGCCGCCACCGATCCCATGTGCATCTCTTCGCGGGCCTCTTGCTCGCGATCGAAGTCCGTCATGTTGCGTGTCCTTTCCCTAGCGAGGAACCCCGCCGAGCGGCGAGGTCCGACTCCACCGTGCCGGAACCGGGGTAGCCCTGGCAACCAACTCCCGTTGCCGAGACCCCCGCTGAGCTGGGCTTTCTCGTCCCTATCATGGCGAGCTCATGTACCTGTGGTCATGCATTGCATGTCCCACGAAACATGCGTAGCGCGTGTCGCGGCCACACGGTGGAACATTGAGGGTTTCACATGAAACAGCGCGCACCGACATGGATGCGCCCCAGGTCGTTACCATGCGCCGACACGCATCTTGAACCGATAGTTACCATGAGCCGCAGGTGGCCGAGCGCGGGGTGACGTGCGCGGCCCGTTGTGGTGCGGTTGGATCTGGCATGGCAGGGTCGGGCGCGTCGCTGCCTGGTATGGCAGGGTACGTCTCATGCGTCGGGTCCGGGTCGTGGCCCTGCCACGATCCGTCCGAAGCATCTCATGACGTAGGCGGCATGATGATGGTGGTGCAGTAGCACCAAATGGGCATCTCGGCCATGAGCCGAGCACCAATGCCAAACATGGACCATCTGAGAGATGGTCATGCGTGACACCGGACCCAGTTGTCGATCTGACGATCGAAACACCATGTACCACGCGGCCCATAAGGCTTGCCATGAGGCAAGGTGGTCGTTGGAGTCCCATGTAGGGCGTGGACCCCGTGCATGATGAGCATGACCAGCCCTGCTATCAGCAGGGCGACCACGACCAGGGCGAGAAGGTCTCTCATGAGACCTCCCGGTACTCGGCCCGGATCGCCGGGCTCATGATGGTCCAATGTGCTTTGCACAGGTCAAAGCCGTTTTCCGGCTTGGTATGAGTCGCCCTACGGGGCGACGATGGGCCACATATGTCGCAGTACCTTTGCGTAGCAAAGGCCGAATCGTCGGGACGATTCATGCAGTAGTGGCACTCCGTGCCAGTCATGATGGTGCCGCAGGCATGGCGCCGAATCGGCCGACTCCGTCGGGGCCGACGCTCCAAGAGTGCGACCGCAGCCGAAGGCTGCACCAGCCAGGGACGAGGCTGGTCATGATAGATGCGCTCGGTATGAGTGGCAGCGGAGACCATGTCTCCGGTGAGCCGCTCATGACGGCGGACCATCATGGTGGCCGAGAAGCACTCCTCGCATAAGCCTCGAACCGCATAGCGGTTGAACCGCTGCTCAGAGCGGAACTCCCAGCCCTTGGCTGGCAGCAGGCATGAGCGACAAGTGAACTTGTCGAGCCGCCATGCCATCCCCCCCGAAGGGGGGACAGCAGGCTTTCTCATGATCGGGCGGCTCGGCATCAGGCAAGCTCCTCGGTCATGTCATCGACCGCTAGGTCGATCTGAGTCTGGATCGCCGTGAGCTTTCGGTAGATGTCGTCAAAGACGGCCCAACAAATGGCGGCGTTGGCATCATGAGGAGACTCATGATCGGCGTAGCCAGCCCGGCACTTATGGACTACGTCCATGAGACGATCGACCTGGTCAGCCGTCTCGGAGAGACGGTCGCAGGTCTTGAGGAAAACGGGGTTATGTGTGGTCACTTGGTGACCACCAGACGCTTGTTGACTCCCCTGGAGTCAGACTTGGCCCGAGCCTGGACCGAAGGTCCAGCGACCTGCTTGAACGTGGTCCATTTCGACCGATTGCTAGGGCATTTATGCCCTACGGCGTCGGCCAACGCCTCTTGAACCAGTCCACAGGACTGGCACTCGAACTTCCTCATGTGTATGCCTCCCTAGCATGTGGTTTTTTGCTGACACACTCTCTACGAGAGTGGCCTGTCGGACCATGAGCCGACCGAAGCCAGCTCATGATCCTGCAGGCATGTTGGCCTACTTGGCGGAGTTGTACTCCGCCGCTTCGATGCTGCCGTCAGGGTTGACGTAGTCACCCTGGTCGTTGACCATGAAGCCGTCGTCGTCAACGCCTACGGCGTTTTCTGGGTGCTCCTCACCTTCGGTGAAGCTCCAGACCTTGACGGCGTAAGGCTCGTCGTCGGAACCGACGACCAACGTGGTCACGAGGGTCCTTTGGACCCCACCAACCTCGGCCTCATCTTCGATGACGTCCTCAGCCTCCTCGTCATCTTCGATGACGTCCTCAGCCTCAGGAGCAGTGCCTCGCATGGTCTCCATCATGATGGCGATCTCATTGAGGATGCCTCGGTTGCTTTCAGCAACCGTCTTGGCGACGATGTCATGGACATCGCTGAGTGACACACCAGCTTCGCTGGTGCTCTCAACAGCCTTGCTGTTGGTCCGCCGCTTCGGCTTTGGCGAAGCCTTCGGCTTCGTCGGCCAGACATTTTGGTCGAGCGGGCGCCCTGCCTTGAGATTGGCCAACGACTTCGTCGTCCGACCATGAATCGCCGTCCCTGGCATCTTCGATGCCAAGCGCCGAGTCAACACTCGCTCCACCGCTGTCTTCGACAGCGAGCCGTCCTCAAGTCCCGCTTGCAGGTCTTTGAGGCTTTCTCCAGCCTTCGGCTGGCGTTGCTTTGTAGTAGCCACCTTCGGTGACCTCCGCTTTCCCTAGCAGCCCCTTCGGGGCTTAGCGCCGTTCGACGCTGACTCCATCGAAACACGGATCGCCGTCGGTGTCAAGCTCTTTTTTCTACTCCCTACGGGAGTACTTTCTCGCTGCAACCCCAGTTCGCTGCACCTTCGATGCAGCCTCTCATGTACCGCGGGCAAGATCTGCGAGAGCGTGACATGCCGCGATCATGATGCGCGTCGCATGTCTTATGAGCTAGCTCATAACATGACGATGCGCGAGTCATGAGGAAAGTCCAGCTCACGACCCATCAATAGCAGATGTATATCTGCTATTTCAGACCATAAGCTGAATCTGCTCTGTTTGGGCCTCATTGATGACTATGTCATCATATTTGTTTAGCAACGGCTATTTCTGACCGGGTATGTGCCCACCCGCCCCACAAGTAACAGTTGTAATAGGTGGCCGCCGAAAATCACCCAACCAGGGGTCATATCCTTCTGACCAGCAAGTTTACACCCCACTGTACGGGTCCGGCGGACTATTTGGGCTATGAGTCGCAGGTACGTTTTGACGCGCAGGTTCCTTGTCCGTATGGCAAGGGACCGAGCACAAACTCTCGGAGACGAAAGTGAGCGGTAGCGAACGCAGGATTTGTGCAGGACTCTCCCCAATCATCCTCACCTGAGTTTTCCACAGGCTGCATCTTGCCGCAGCTCGCATCCCACGTCTTAGATGCGCGATCGCAAACCTCGTATCCGAGGGTCTCGTCCTCCAGGGAAGTACGCACCTGGGTTCGCATGAAAGGGTTTGTTATTGACCCGACACTCCGTTGCATCTTGCTCCAACTTTTGCGACACTTCAAGTGCTGTACCTCCACATGAAGGGTGTTCTTGTTCCGACACGACGAGTACACATCCCCCATCAAGTGCAACGGCCCCATCTCCCCGGTGGGGCTGTTGCTTTGTTAGGCTGACAATGGCTCCGAGGATTTGGTCATCTCTGGGGGTCTCTCTGTAAACACTGGACACAAGGAAAGGCCCCTGGGCATCCCGCCGCCAGGGGCTTTTCCTTTGTATCGTGGACTGTGACCAGGGCGAAGCAGTTGGCGGTGATGATTCTCCTTGGTGCGGCCATGCTGGCCTTGGCGATCGTTGTCTGGGTTTTGAACCGCGACTCCAGCTCGGACATTTTGGCGGTGATCGCGCTGCTGGGCGGTTTGGCCGTGGTGGTGATCGTGTTGCCGCTTAGTAATGGCAAAAATGGCAACGGCAAGGGGTAAGGAGACACCATGCGGATTTTTCTCGTCGGAGCCATCGTGCTCATCGTCTTCGGCATCATCGCCAGTGCGAGCGATTCGATGCAGCTCTTTAGCGTCTGGTGGTACACCTGGTTCATGGCATCGTTTCTGAGTTACCTGGTCGATCTTTTGACTGGGCTCGCTCTCGGGGCGGGTGGCGTGACCTACATCGGCCACGAGCGGGCGCCCTAAGAAGCTGGTCAGCGGGTTCTTGCACAGGGACTCCACAGGATTTTCCCCAGTGTCCGCATGTTGTGGGGAAGCTGTGGGTAATCTCTGTTGCGTCGGCCACGACGGCTCACCCTCGTCAGTGTCCGACTTTTCACGGTCACTGCCCCACACCGGAGAGGGTGCTCCGATGGTGGGGCAGCGCCGTTTTTGGAACCGGCTAAACCAGCGGGGTCACGCTACACTCATCAGCGTTTGCTTTCCCTAGCGAACAGACAGAACCCCGGCCATCGCGTGTGGTTGGGGTTCTGTTATTTCTGAGCTGGCGGATATATCCTGCTCAACGGCATGGATGGACGGATCAATAATCCTGGCAATATCGAGAATCTCCGTCCGAGGCCGGGTCGTCCAAAGAAGGGTGAGGAGCCGGTTAAGCCTGGTCGGCCACCTATAGGCAAGGAGTCCGACGCCCGTAAGCCGTGGGGCAAGGCTCCGGTGACGCCGACGCAAAAACGCATCTTCTGGGAGCGCATCGACGCCGGGTATCCCCGAGCTCAAGCCGCCCGCATCGCGGGGTTTTCCACAGCCACGGCGAATCGCATCGTCGGCCGGGAGGCGCATCTCCACACTGAGGAGCAGAACAACCGGGCTATTTCCTTTCAGCCCTCACCACGTACTCGCGCCGAGTTGAGTGATGACGCCAGGCGGGCGCTTGACGACTTTGGGTATTTCCAACGACGGTACTTCGGACGTATTGCGACGCCGTGGCAGGAGATGGCGGCGGAAAAAGTCGTTGAGCTTTTAGACACCGACGACGAGGAGTATCTGGTGGTGAACGCGCCACCGGGCTCTGGTAAGAGCACGCTGTTCACGATGGACCTGGCGGCGTGGATGACGTGTCGCAACCGCGCCATCCGTGGCTTGATCGGAAGCCGCACCGCCAAGCAAGCCTCTTGGTATGTCGGTCGTCTTCGGCGCGCCTTCGAGCGCTCTGTTCCCGAGAAGGCCGAGCTCATGGAGCGAGAGAAGGGACGAGCCCTTGACGCCGAAACGACCTTGGCTAGTGATTACGGCCGGTTCAAGCCAGTGGAACGTGACTTGTGGACGGCCGAACAGTTCATCGTTATGCAGGAGTCGGGAGTGGCAATCTCTGAGAAAGAGCCCACCTGGTCTGCCTTCGGGATGGACTCCGGGTTTCTCGGTGGACGGTACGACCTGGTTATCTGGGACGACGTTGTTGACCCAACGAAAACAAGAACGCTCGAACAAGTCGATTATCAGCGGGCCTGGTGGGGCGACGTGGCCGAGTCACGTTTGGAGCCGGGTGGACTTTTGATTCTGCAGGGCCAGAGGATCGGGGCCGAGGATCTGTATCGGTATTGCCTCGACATGAGGGTCCCGCTCTATGAGACCGACGAGGACGAGGACGAAGAAAACCCGGCGGGCTTCGTGGCGAAGTACCACCATGTGAAGTTCAAGGCGCACTATGAGGAGAAGTGCCAAGGGGCGGCCGGTCACAAGGCGAGCTCACCGCCATACCCCAAGGGCTGCCTTCTTTATCCGCGTCGTTTGTCGTGGAAGAAGTTGGCCGGAATCATGGAGAACCGCGCCGACCGCTTCCGCATCCTTTATCAGCAAGAAGATGTT